ACCGGTCAGATCGTGCGCGAGCTCGTTGACGCCGACGTCCTCGAGGCGAGCGCGGAGGCGTGGGCGCACCGGCCGGTGACCGACGGTCACCCGGCGAAGATGGTCGACGCGAACACGATCGGCGAGGTCGCCGTCGGCCACGTCACCGATGGCGTGCGCGTCGATGCCGGTCGCCTCATCGGCCGACTCGCCGTGACCCACCGCCGTGGTCTCGACGCCATCGACCGCGGCGCCCGCCAGGTCTCGTGCGGCTACCTCGTGGCGCTCGATGAGACCCCGGGAGTGTGGACCGCCCCCGACGGGCGGCAGGTCCCGTACGACAAGCGGCAGACTCGCCGTGTCCCGAACCACGTCGCCATCGTCCACCGGGGACGACACGGCGCCGAGGCCTCCATCCGCCTCGACTCGTTCGCCGACGTCGAGGGTGCGGCCGTGATGGTCGACCAGTCCGAAACCGACGCCCCGCCGAAGGGGCAGCCCCGCGAGGACTCCAGCATGAAGATCACCATCAACGGCAAGACGTACGACCTGTCGGACGAGAAGTTCGACGGCGCCGCGCTGCAGTCGGACATCGAAGCGGTCGAGAAGGCCCGCGACGACGAGAAGGCCCGCGCTGATGCCGCCACCGGCCGCGTCGACGCGCTCGAGGCGGACATCGCCACGACCCGCAAGCAGCGCGACGAGCACAAGGCACGCGCGGACAAGGCCGAGGGCGACACGCTGACGGCCGAGCAGCTCGACGCCCACGTCGACGAGCGCATCCGCCTGCTCGGCGGTGCCGCGGCCGTCGGTCTCGACGTCGCCGAAGCCCGCAAGCTGGGCACGAAGGAGCTCGGCAAGGCGATCGTCGCGAAGCGCTACCCGGACCTGCGCCTCGATGAGGCGACGGACGACCGCATCGCCGGTGCGCTCGACGTGGCCCTCGCCGACGTCGGCACCGACCACGTGGCGAACCTCGCCGCGGGCCTCACGCGCCCCACGAAGCGCACGGACGCGGGCGAGACGAAGTCCGACCCGAAGGCCGATTGGGCCGCCGCGGCCACCGGCGCGAAGCGCGCCTCGTAGGCCGACGCCACCCCCTGCTGACGACCTGAACCAAGCCGACGACGGCACATCCGCCCGAGGACCCCATGACCATGAAGACCTACCGCACCTATCTCGCCGTCGCAATCGCCGCCGGTGCGCTCGCCGACACGAGCGACCGCACGATCGACTCGCTCGTGACCGACCACGGTCGCACCGCCCAGAAGGACACCATCACCGTCGACACGGCGGCCAACGACACCGCCTACACCGTGACGATCGATGGCGTGGTGGTGTCGATCACGTCGGACGCCTCGGCGACGAAGGCCGAGATCGCCGACGCCCTCGCCGCCGCCATCAACGCCGAGCCGCTGCTCTCGGGCCGCCTCGAGGCGGTGAGCGACGGTGTCGACGCCGTGACCATCGACGCGCGCTTCGCCGGCGTCGGCTGGACCCTCACCAGCGGCGACGCGAACCTCACCGTCGCGACGAGCACGGCCAACGCCGAGCCGGCGGGCGTGACGTTCGGCGTCGGTGTCCTGTCGACCGACGGCCAGACCCTCGTGCCCGCCGACCAGCTCGGCAACTCGGCGTTCACCGCGACGCCCGCGGTCGCCAACGACACCGAGTACGAGATCACCGTCCAGCCGGACTCGGGCCCGGGCTTCACGCTGCGCTACCTGTCCGACGCCGACGCGACCGCGGCCGAGATCCTCGCCGGCCTGTCGGCGGACGTCCCCTCGGGCTTCACGGCCTCCGACGACGGCACCAGCCTCACCATCACCTGCGACATCGCCGGCGTCGGCATGAACGTCATCCTCGGCACCGACCTCACCCTCGCGTCGCAGACGCAGGCGCGTGTCGAGGACGCCCTCGCGGGCTTCGTCGTCGGCTCGTACGAGGTGCGCGCCGAGGACACGGGCTACGGCCCGAACGACGAGGTGCCGGTCATGCGGCACGGCCGCCTCGTCGTGCAGCCCGAGGCCATGCCCGCCAACCTCGCTGCCCCGATGTACCTGCGCGTCGGTGGCAGCGGCGTCGCCGGCGCCGTCACCGCGACGCCCGACGCCAACACCGTGCCCATCCCGCGCCGCCTGGTGCGCTGGCACGAGCTGCTCGATTCGACCTTCGCCGTCATCGACATCAACTGCCGGTAGTCGCCGGCCACGCCACCTCGACCTGACCCCACGCGCCAAGTCGCGCAACGCCCACGAGGCCCGACATGACCAAGCTGATCACCGCCGAGATGGCTGCGCGCATCGACGAGATGGCCGCGCACGCCGACGCCTCGCTCGCGTCGCGCATCGATGCCGGAATCGGGGCGTACTTCGCCCGCGAGCTCGAGCGCGTCCTGCCCGAGGTGCTGACCGAGGAGCGCGTCCCGCTCACCGGCTTCGAGATCATCCCCGTCGACACCCGCTCGCTCGCGCCGCACGACGACGTGTGGATCGAACAGACCATGACGGAGTCGGGGCGCGCCAAGCTCATCGCCGACTTCGCGGACGACCTGCCCGGCGGCGACGTGGGCGTGTCCGAGACGGCGCGCAAGGTCGCGACCTACGGCTCGTCGGCGCAGTGGTCGGTCCTCGACGTGATGCGCGCCGCGGCCACCGGCAAGTCGCTGCCGAACGACAAGCTGCGCATCGCAACCCGGTCGATCGAGGAACAGTTCCACGACGTGCTCTGGAATGGCGATCGCAAGGCCGGGCTCGAGGGCATCTTCTCGCACGCCGACATCCCACGGCACGTGCTGAAGACGAACCTGCTGGCGATGACGGCCGCCGACCTGCGTGACGAACTCAACCAGATCGCCAAGCGCGCGCTGGCACGCACGAAGGGCACGTTCGAGAACAAGCAGCTCACGCTCGCTGTGCCGCACGACCTGTACGCGCACATCACCACGACGCCGCACGGTACGGCGACCGACCGGACCATCCTCGAGTTCATCCTCGCGGGCAATCCGTGGATCGCCGAGATCCGCCCGGCGTTCCATGTCGCGGGTGCGGGCAAGTCGGGGCGCGACGCGATCTTCGCGTACCGACGCGACCCGTCGGTCCTCAACTTCAAGATCGCGATGCAGCCGCAGGCCCAGCCGGTGCAGGCGAAGAACCTGTCTCTCATGGTCCCGATGATGGGGCGCATCGGCGGACTGCACGTCCGCTTCCCCTTCGAGACCGAGATCATCGAGTACCCGGCGGCGGCGTAACCCGCTCCGCCCTCTGGCGGCGGGGGACGGCTCGCGGCGGGTGAGTAGCGCCTCACTCTACTCGACCGCGGGCCGGCCCTCGTCGCTCCCCGAGGCGACCCATGACCAGCCGCGAGCTACTTCGGCTACTCGCCCCCGAGTTCGACGCCGTCGCCGACGACGACGTCGACGCGGTGCTCGCGCTCTCTGCGACCAGCTGCGCGCCAGCGGCGTGGGGTGCGCTCTACCAGGAGGGCGTGGTGCGGCTCGCGTGCCACTTCCTCGAGCTGCGTGCGCGAGGCGCGGCCGGCGACGGCGGCGTCGGCCCGATTGTCCGCGAGAAGGCGGGCGACCTCGAGCGTGCGTACGGCGCGGCCGTGGGCGTCCTCGCTCGTGACGGCGTCCGGGCTACCACGCGCCACGGCATCGAGTTCATTGCGCTCCGTCGGCAGATCTCTGCCGGCGCCGGCGCCATCGTGGTGTAGGCCATGGTGCGACGCCGACAGATTCGAGAGACCGACCGCGGCTGGGACCAGCTCCGCGGACGACTCGCCGCCGAGATGCGGCGTGCGGTCGTCACCGTCGGCGTGCATGCCGACGAGGAGGCCGTCGGCGACGGCACGTCGATGGCGCTCATCGCCAGTGTCCACGAGTTCGGGTCCGAGAAGGCGGGCGTGCCGGAGCGCTCATTCATCCGCGCCACCGTCGACGACAAGCGCGAGGAGTACACGACGGTCCTGCGGCGCATTGCTGCGGCAGCCATGCGCGGCGGCTCGGTGCGCGCCGGCCTGCACCGGCTCGGCCTGCTGGTGACCGCCGACATCCAGCGCACGATTCGAGAGCGAATCCCGCCGCCGCTGGCCGAGGCGACGATCGCGAAGCGCCTCAAGCGGCTCGGCAAGAGCGGGCAGCCGAAGAACGACCGGTTCGGCGGCTTCACTCCGCTCGTCGACACCGGACGGCTCATCAACTCCATCCGGCACGAGGTGAGCGACGAATGATCGGACGACGACAGGTCACCCGCATCCGCCGCAGCGTCGCCGGCAGCACCATCGGTCCGGATGGGCGTGCGGCGCCGCGTGGCGAGACGTCGACGACGATCTTCGCCACGGTCGTGCCGGCGAAGGGGCACGTCATCGAGCGAGCGCCTGAAGGGGTGCGCGAACGGGTCGAGCTGCGCGCGTACACGGATGACGAGCTGCGTGCGACGAGCACGACGGACGACGTCGATGGCGACCTCATCGAGATCGACGGGGTGCGCTACGAGGTGGTGCAGGTCGACGCGTACTCCCGAGTGATCCCGCACTACGCCGCCACGCTCGCGAGGCCGCGATGACTGCCCTCGCCCCCGAGACCGCGGACGAGTCGGCCCTGCAGGCGCTTCGCGCGTGGGTCACGTCGGTGACGTCGCTCGAGGTCGCCACCGAGCCCTTCGAAGAACGACGCCCCGCGTTGCCGTACATGGGCATCCGCCTCACGTCGCCGGGCCGCGGCGAGGGCCACGACGCCGAAACGTACGCCGACGACGACGGCGACGGGCTCGCCGTCCGAAGTGGTGTGCGCCGGGCGACAGCGACGCTCAACGCGTACGGTTCCGGCGGCGCGGGGGCGATCGAGACGCTCCGCCTGTCGATCGCGAGCTCGGCGCATCGCGAGACGTTGCTCGCCGCCGGCGTCGTCGTCATCCGCGTCGGCCAGACCCGCGATGCGTCGGACTGGTTCGGCGACAAGACCGAGACGCGCCACATCGCGGAGGTCGACTTCCGATACGTCGTCGCTGCCTCGGACCCGGTCGACGTCATCGAGTCCGTCGAGGCGACCATCGCCACCGAGTAGGCGCCCCGACCGCGTGCGGGGGGTGCTCGTGCAGCCGTAGCGTGGGCCGTGCCTGACGCGCGATGCGCGACCCTCCTCACGACCACGGTGCGGCATGGCCCTCGACGACCTCGTCCTCAACATCTCCGTTTCGCTCGATGCCCCCTCGGTCGGTGTCGAGGGCTTCGGGCTCGTCCTCTGCGCGGGCCCGAACGCGACGTTCACCGAGCGGGTGCAGGTGTTCACCGATCCGGACTCGGTCATCGCGGCCAGCACCGGCATCGAGTCGACCGACCCCGAGTACGCCGCCGCGGTCGCCGCGTTCTCCAACAACGCCGCGCGCTTCGCGATCGGCCGCATCGACGTCGGCGACGCGGACCTCACCGCGAGCCTCGTGGCGATCGCCGCCGAGAACGATGACTGGTTCGGCCTGTGCCTGACCAGCCGGGCGAAGGCGGACATCGCCCTCGGCAGCGCCTACGCCGAGGCCAACGGCAAGCTCTTCGTCGGCCAGTCGTCGGACGCCGAGATGCTCACGGCGGACACGACGGACCCCGCGAACGTCGCGAAGGCCGCGGGCTACAACCGCACCATCGTCGCGTACCACGCCGACGACGACGAGGCGCTGGACGCGGCTCTGCTCGCCAACCGGCTCGCCGTCGACCCGGACATTCAGGCGACCACGTGGGCGCACACGTCCCTCGCGGGCATCACCGTCGACAAGCTCACGGCCACCGAGCGCGGTCACGTGCTCGCCGCCAACGGCCTCGTCTACCTGCCGCTCAAGGGCATCCCCGCCACGTACCCGGGCAAGGTGGCGAGCGGCCGTTTCGCCGACGAGATGGTCACCGCGTCGTGGTTGCAGGCGCGACTCGAAGAGCGCAACGCGCAGTCGCTTCTCGATGCTCCCGCCCGCGGCAGCAAGATCCCCGGCACGTCGATCGGCGACGCGGTGTTCGAATCGAACGCCCGCGCGCTGTACCGGCAGGGAGTCTCTGCGGGCCATTTCCGAGAGGACGCGCTCATCCTGAACTTCCCCCCGCGCACGGATGCCGAGACGTCGGCTCGCAACCGAGCCTTCACCGGGAGCATGGGCCTCGCCGGCGCGGTGCACTCCGTCCAGTTCGCCGTCGCCATCACCAACGACTAGGCCGCGCCCGACGCGCCCCACTCGTCTGACCCTCGCCTCTGGGAGCGAACGCCATGTCCATCGCCCGCAACTACGACTTCAATTCGGTGATCCTGCTCATCGGCGGCGTGCCGATCACGGGGTTCGCCGACGGCGACGCCATCAGCGTCGACCTCCCCGAGCGGTTCACCACGCAGGTCGGCGCCGGCGGCGCGACCACGCGGTCGAAGCGCAACGACCGGACGGCGACACTCACCATCCGCCTGCAGCAGTCCAGCCCGTCGAACGACGTGCTCTCCGGCTATGCGAAGCTCGACGACCTGACGGGCAAGGGCGTGGTCCCGGCGCTGCTGAAGGACCTCAACGGCCGCGACCTGCTCGCCGCACCGCAGGCGTGGATCGAGCAGATGCCCGGGCCGACGTTCGGCGCCGAGTCGGGCGTCCGTGAGTGGGTGCTTCGCCTCGCGAACACCGAGCTGTGGGCCGGCGGCGCGACCGCCGCGTAGCCCGCCCGTCCACCTGACCCATTCGAGGCGCATCCATGAACTACGACCCGGCACCGAAGCGCGAGCTCGTCGACGACTTCGGCGGCGCGCACACCTACGTCATCCGCATCCCCACCGCGCGCGACGCGCTCTTCGGCGTCGGCCCGAAGGTGCTCGGCCTCATCGGCGACACCATCGACCTGCGCCGTGGCGTCGGCTCGGCGCTGACGGGCCTCGCCGACAGCGTGACCCGGCACGGCGGATGGGAGCTGCTGTCCGAGCTGCTGCGTGGCGTCACCCGTGACGGCGTCGATGTGTCCGAGGTCGCAGGCTTCGAAGCGGCGTACACCGGCAACCTCGGCGAGGTCCTGCGCGCTGTCGAGGCCGTGCTCGAGGTGAAGTTCGGGGGTTTTTCGAAGGCCGCGCGCGCAACGGTGGGCGCGTGGCTTCGAGACTCCCTGCGGCAGTTGAACGGCGCTTCGCCGACGTCGCTGATCGCCATCCTCGCGTCCGGTGGCGCGTCTGGCGCGTCGTCGACGCCGGGCTCGCCTCCGGACTCGTCGAGTGCCTCGACCGGTGGAATGTGACCGAGTTCCTCGAGGCCGAGGCGTACCTCGACGCCCGCGCCGAAATGGACGCCATCCTCGCTGACCACCATCGCCGCGAGCTTGAGAAGAGTCGCCCCCGGCGCTGACCCCCGAAGAGCATCCCCGTGACCATCATCCGCGAGCTCCGCGCCCTGTTCGGATTCGACCTCGACGAGGCATCGATCCGCCGGGCCGACGTCGCGCTCGACCGGGGACGACGGAACCTCGCGCAGTACCAGCGCGGGGTGAACGGGCTGAACCTTGGGATCGGTCGGATGCTCGCCACGTACGCCGGCGCCGCACTGGTGATGGGCGGTGGGCGCGGCCTCTTCAGCGCGAACCAGCAGATTGACTCGCTGCGGGCGCGCCTCGAGCTTGTGACCGGAAGTGCCGAAGCGACCGAAGCCGCCCTCGACTTCGTGCGGGAGTTCGCGGTGCGGTCGCCGGACCAGATCGGCCAGATCGCCGACGCGTGGATCACGCTGCAGTCGCAGGGGCTCGACCCGACGGTGGAGCGGCTGACCGCGCTCGGCGACGTCGCCGCCGCGACGCAGGTGCCGATCTCGGAGTTGCTCGACGCCATGTCTGGCGGCGCGATCGGCAACACCGAGCGGCTCGACCAGACCTTCCGTGCGTTCGGCCTCAACTTCATGTCCCGCAATGGGCGCCTGTTCGTCTCGATGAACGGGCAGGTCCGCGAGATCGGCGAAGGGTTCGGAGAGATCGCGGCCTTCGTCGAGGACCTCGGCCGCACCCGGTTCGCCGGTGGCATGGTTCGGCAGTCGGAGACTCTCGCCGGCCGCATGAGCATGCTGCAGGACGCCGCGACGGCGTTCGCGGTGTCCGTCGGCGACGCTGGGGCGACCGAAGCCATGCGCGGCCTGCTGGACAGCTTCACGTCGGCGATCGGCGACAGCGACGACCTCGCGCACTCCATCGGCACTGTGCTCGCCGGCGGGCTCGACACTGCCGCTGACCTCGTGGACTACCTCCGCGAGAACACCCACATGCTCCGCCTCGGCCTCATCGTGCTGGGCGCGGCGTCCACCACCGGTCCGATCCTCCGTGGCGCTGACGCGCTCATGGAGATGAACCGCGCTGCGGTCCTCGTGCGGCTGCAGGCTCTCGCTGTGACCGGCGCCGTCACCGCCGCCGTCGTCGGCACTGTCCTGCTCATCGACGACTTCGTGGCGTTCATGCAGGGGCGGCCGTCGGTGATCGGCGTGCTCGTCGGCAACCACTCGGAGGCGGATGGGTTCATGGGGAACCTCGCACGGATGTTTGGCGACATCCGCGAGCATGGTGGTGCGGCGTGGGACCTCTTCCTCGAGGACGTCGAAGCCGTCATCGATCGAGCGAAGGAGCTCTGGCGGACGGTGACGTCGCCGGTGCGGTGGCTGATGGAGAACCTGCCGGAGCTCACTGCCCAGATGGGCGACCTGATCCCCGAGGAACTTGTGAACGCCGCGCGCACAGTCGCGGACGCACTTGAGCGGATCACGGAGCTGACGCACGGCATGGGGCCGGCTGGGCTCGCCGTGAACCTGCTGCCCGAGTCCACGCAGCAGACGTTCGACCAGATGCTCATCCCGAACCCAGCCAGCTTCCTGGGTATCTCTGGGCGGAGGGAGTTTCAGGGCGAGGACAGCGGCGGAACGGTCGCAGATCTACTCCGATGGGTGGGCGGCACCGGCCCCGACCGTGTGGACGCGAACGGGGATCCGATCGGAGCGCGGGCAGTGGGGCGCGAGCGGGCCGCTGCGCAGTCCCGGTCCTCGCGCACAAGCGTACGGGTCGAGCGCCTTGAGGTGACCGTCCCCGCATCCGAGGACCCGGGCGTGTTCGGGCGCGCGGTCGCTCGCGCAGCTGCGGTCACGCTCGAGGACCTCATGCTGTCGTACGACAGGTCGACGATGGAGGAGTCGTAGCCATGCGTGACCCCATCCGCCGTGTCCTGCTGCAGTCGCCGTCGCGGTCGATCGAGTTCGACGCCGTCCTGCGCGAGACCCACAACCGCTCGTCGCAGGTCAGCGAGTTTCCGGTCGAGGACGGCGCGCCGGTGTCGGACCACATCCGGGCGATGCCCGTCGAGGTGACGATCGACGTCATGGCGACGGCAACGCCGATCGACGCCGAACCCGATCCCGAGCGCGACCGCATGGTGCGCGCCGAGCTCGAGGCGATGTGGGCCGCGCGCGAGCTCGTCGACATCACCCTCGTTGGCGGCGCCTACACCGGCATGGCGATCGCTTCGGTCGTCGAGCCGATCGACGACCGGACCGGGCTTTCCTACCAGGCGACGGTCGTGCTGCGCGAGGTGCGACGGGCGAACACCCGGCGGGTGGAGATTCCGCCGCTGCCCGCAGACCAACGCAACGCCGCCGAAGAGGTCGACCTTGGCGAAGTGCAGGGCGAAGAGCCGACGGAGGCCGAGCAGGAGGGCGGGGCGCGCCCCTCGCTCGCCTTCCAGGTCGCCGGCGGTACCGACGAGGCGGTCGGCGCCGCAATCCGTGCGCCCGGCAACCTGTTCAACAATGCGATGGCGAACATCCCGCTCGGGGGCCCGTGATGATCCGCATCCCCGTTCGGCCCGGTGTCGCAAGCCAGCGGCTCACCATCAACCTCGACGGCTCGAGGTATGTGCTCCGGTTCCGCTGGCGCGAGCGAACGCAGCGGTGGGCCTACGCGATCGAGACGGCCGACGGCGAGGGCATCATCCGCGGGCGGCCCGTGCTTGTGGGTCGGCCGATGCTGGACCGCGTCGCACACCCGCGCGCGCCTCGGGGTTTGCTCGTCGCTGTCGATACATCAGGCGCCGACGCGGACCCGGGCTTCGTCGACCTCGGCGACCGGGTGACCATCGTGTACACGCCCGCCGACGAGCTGGCCGAGGCACTCCGCGGGTCCTAGTCGAGCTCGGGCACTTCGAGGCCCGAGCAGATCTCGTAGAACTCGTCGCAGCGCGCTTCCTCTCGGCAGGTGATGCACTCCGGCGCCAGCAGGTCCGCCGTGTCGGCGTCAGCATCGGCGCACACGTCGCCGCAGTTCGTGATCCAGCACTCATCCCAGACCCGTCGGCACGGACCGCAGGGGCGGGTGTAGTTGTCGACCTCGTCGAGGCACGCCTCGAGGTTGTCTCGGCCGACGCAGGGCGCAGCGAACTCTCCCGTGAAGTTCGAGGTTCGGTTGGCGAACCGCTCGCCAGCGTCGTCGAGATTCGAGCACTCGCCACGCGGAAGCGGAACCTCCCATCCTGAACACTGCTCGAACTCCGCAATGACCGACGTCGTGGCAAGACAGTAGCCGCATCCGGGCTCGCGAGGACACGCGTCCTCGCACGTCTCGAAGATCGCGTTCGCGGCATCGCGGAAGCAACCGCGGCACTCTCCCTCAAGCCCGAGGGTATCGAACTCGGCTTCGTAGCACATGTGCTGGAACGGAAACTCCTCGGTGTCACGACATGCGTCGATCGCTTCGAGGACAAAGCCGAAGCCGCCTCGTTCATGATCGCCTTGAAGGTCGGAGAACTCGGAGTCCACACACAGCGACGGCCCGGTGTCGGCAGTGTCGGCCATGCCTCCATCCGTCGCGTCTTCAGCCACCGCATCGGTCGCGACATCGGGCCCCTCGGCGTCGACGTCCACGTCGGCCGCCCCAGCGCCAATGTCGCTGCCGTCGACCGCAGCATCCGACGCGACATCAGCTGCCGCACCTGCATCGCCCCCGTCGAGGATCGGCCCGCTCTGCAGACCTTCGCCGCCGCACCCACACACCAGCACCGCCACGGCAATCACCGCGCCCCATCGAAGCATCGCGCCCTCCATCGGCTGTCGTGTGCTGAGAGTATGCGCGAGAGATCGCCACTGCAACGCCAACCCACGCACCCGACGACCACGCCCATGAGCGCCCGTGCGACACCCTGACGCCGTCACCACCACGTCGGGCGCCCGATGTCCTCCCCGCTCTACAACCGCCGCGTCGAGCTCGCCGTCGGCACCTACGGCGACACCGGACGCGTCTGGAGCGACCTGCGCACCACGTTCACAGTCCGGCACGTCCGCCGCAGCGCCCCGAACGCCGCGCGCGTCGAGGTCTACAACCTCTCGGCCGACTCGCGTGCATGGCTCGAGCAGCCGGACCGGGTGTGCTGGCTGCGTGCCGGGTACACCGGCGACGACGAGACCGCGTCCGTGCCACTCGTCCTCACCGGCGACGTCATGTTCGCCGAGCACGTGCGGAGCGGGCCGGACATCGTGACGCGCCTGCACGTTCGCGAGGGCGAGCGGGCCTTGCGCAACGCGTGGGTGTCGACGTCTACCGCTGGCGTGCGGACCCGCCGCGACCTGCTGGCCCGGGTCACCGACCACCTCGCTGCGGCAGGGCCGTTCGCGCCGACGGTGCAGGATGCGCTCGATGCGGCCGTCGGCGACGAGTGGTCTGGACCGGTGGGGTCGACGGTGATCGACGCCGGGGCGAACGACGCACTCGACGCCGCGATGCCGGACGGCTGGACGTGGACGATCGTCGACGGCGTGCTGCGGATCGTGCCGCCCACCGGCGAGCTCGACGGCACGGCCTACGTCCTCTCGCCCGACACCGGCCTGCTCGAGTCGCCGCGACACCGGGTGCGCACCACGCGCGGTCGTGTCCGTGCAGACGGCATCGAGGCCCGCTGTCTGCTGCTCGGCGAGCTGCGTCCGGGGCGGGTCGTCCGCGTCGAGTCGCGCGACATCACCGGCGACTTCGTCGCGACCGAGGTCGAGCACAGCGGCGACACGCACGCCGACCGGTGGGAAACGTCCCTGCTGTTGGAGCCGCGCCAATGACCCGCCCGACCCTCGACGAGGTCCTCACCGCGAAGGTGTACGCCGTGGCGTCCGCATGGGAGAGCGGTGGCCCTGCTCGGGTCGAGCGCTACGACGCCGAGGCGCACACCGTCGACGTGCTGCCCCTGCTGCAGCGAGAGGACCCGGCAACGGGCGAGGCGCGGTCGCGGCCTGTGCTGCCCGGCGTGCCGGTACACTCGGCGGCTGGCTCCGGCGGCGCATTCGTCGTCGAGCTCGCGAAGGGCGACGTCGTCTGGCTACTGCACGCGTCTCGGTCGATGGCGGCGTGGCGCGAGGGTGACCCGGCGAGCGAAGCGCCGAGCCCGCGTCGGCCGCGGTTCCCCCTCGGGTCGGCGATCGCGCTGCCGTTCATGCCGGGTGCAGCGGCGGTTTCGTCGCCGGCGCAGGTGCGGATCGGCGCGGACGGGACCGTCGCGATCGGAAACGGCACCGTGGACCTCGTCGCCACGCTGCGCGAGCTGATCGACCTGCTCACTGGTGGCGGTGTGGTGGACCCGCAGAGCGGCGCGCTGGCTCCGCTGGTGGATTCGCTGCTCGCTCCCCTGCAGGCGCGCCTTGAGGCGATGTCGGCGGGGCTACTTGCGGTCGAAGCGAGATAGGTCAGACCTGACCGCGTGCGTTCTCCCGTGCTCGAAGCCTTGCCGCCACCTTCCCCATGGTTGTGCGGAGACTCTCGCCGCGAATCCGCTCTTGCCGCATCCGGGCGCGGTCAAGCAGCTCGCTCGGATCGTTCCAGCACGCATGGATGGCCCAGTGCAGCGACGCAACCAGTGCTCCAGACTCGGCTTCAATGACATCTGCGACGGGCTCTCCCGTTTTCAATTCAAGCTCGCCATGAGCGACCTTGTTCCGGACCTCGAAGGCTCGATCAAGGCTATCCTCCAGAGTTCCGGGGTACGGGAGGTGAAGCACGCCTTTATCTGAGGCCTCGTTCTTCAAGGCCTTGAGCCCCGCGAACGATTCTAGCCTACTCCTCGAAACACCTCGTATCCGCAATTCCGTTCGAAGTGCGTCTTCTAGCGCGACCGCGGCCATCACTACTTGAGCCCGGTTGGAATGCTCGCGGCTCAGTGAAGCGGCTGCCAGCTCAAGAGCCGTGCCAAACGTCCTCGACACGCGATCGCATGCGTATCGCCACGCGGGTTCTGCTGAGTCGGTAGGGTTCGAGAATCGCAGATCAACTGCTCTCCGGTCTATCGCCGTCGAGCTCTCGCCTTCCCTGCGATCGCGATGGTGCCCTGGTGCCGGGACTGGTGAGTGGTGCTGGCTCCACTCAAGCCGCTCTCCCGTCCAGGCTTCCCGATACAATTGGGCTCCATGTCTACCGCGGTACCAGGTCATCCCATCGAAGAACCTGTGCAGAAGTCGCTGTGATCGTTCGCGTGGCCTCAAGAAGGAGATCGCCAGTTCAGTGAAGTCCGCCGAAGATCGGGTATCTCCCGGGATCGCCACCGTCCCCGCAATCGAATTGAGGACGGAAGAGTAGCGGTCATCAACATTGACCGTGCACCGAACCTCTATGACCGCATCGGTTGGATTCGAATCGCGCGCGACCAGCCGATCGCTAGGCTTGGGCCATCTCCGCTCCTCGCCACGGAGCGACACGATGTGCTCGACATCCTCCCAATTGACCTTCTCAACAACTTTCCCTCCGCCGTGAGTGAATCCCATCACCCTGGATGTCGATACGAGTTCAACCTCCATTGGTAGCCTCCGGTCCCTGACCATGCCTCTGAGCGACCAAGTCCAGATACCCTTGGCACATGACGTTGCTCGCCCTCAAGCCCACCACCCTCGACGTCCTCGACCTCGCCAGCGGCGGATCCCGCCTGTCCGGCATCGATGAGGTCGCCCAGCGCGTCCGCATCAGCCTCGCCATCGGCAAGGGCGAGTGGTGGCGCGACGGCTCGCGCGGCCTCGACCTGCGCGGCGTCTGGCTCGTGAACAGCCCGTCTCCGCTGGGGATGGAAGCGGACTTCCGCCGCGTCGTCCTCGCGGTCCCGGGTGTCACCGGCGTCCGCGACGTCGCCGTGACCATCGACCGTGCGCGCCGGACCGTGTCGGTGCGCGCCGTCGTGCTGACCGCTGAGGGTTCGATCGCCGTCAGCAGCGACGGCGACCCGGCGACGCTCGGCGACCTGCTGCGCTGGCGCATGGTCGACACCCACGGCCCCTCGATCGCCCCGGCCCCGTAGACATGGCACACCCGACCGAAACGCAGTGGACGCCCGCGGGCCTCGATGCGCCGACCCTCGACGAGTGGACGTCGTACTTGCTCGAGCTCGTCGAAGCACGCAGCGGCGAGCGCATCGTCCGCGACGTGTCGTCGCCGGTGTACGCGCTGATCCTCGGCACGGCCGACGGCCTCGTCCGCGCGATGGAGCTGGCGAACGAGACGATCCTCGCGATCGACCCGGCGACCGCAGCGGGCGAGGCGCTCGACATCGCTGCCCGACACGCCGGCATCTCGCGGCTCATCGCTTCGCCGTCGACCGCGCTGGTCACCCTCACGGGAACCGCGGGCGTCATCGTGCCGGCCGGGACGTGGGTGTCCGACGCTGCGACGACGACGACCTTCGCCACCGACGAGGTCGTCGCCATCGGCAGCGGCGGGACGGCCGACGCCGCGGTCACCGCGATCGAGGTCGGTCCCGCGACGGTCGACGACGTCTCGAACATCGTCACCCCGGTCGCCGGCCTCGACTCCGTGGCTCTGGCATCCGGGGCCATCGTGTCGCCCGGCCGCAACCTCGAGACGGACGCCGAGCTGCGCGAACGGCTCGACCTCGCTCGCTTCGCGGGTGGGCGCGGGACGCGGGGCGCCATCGAGGCCGCGCTGCAGGCCGTCGACGGTGTCCAGTATGCCCGCGTCTACGCCAACCGCTCCGACGAGGTCGACGCCGAGTACGGCGGCATCCCGGCACACCATTACCGGCCGGTCATCTACCCCGCCGTCGCCGACGCGCTGGTGGGCGCCGCGCTCATCAGCCAGGAACCGGTGACAGCAACGTCGTTCGGTGCCGAATCGTACACGGACCCGGACGACGCTGAGCACACGGTGTCGTGGGACGTCGCCACCGAGGTCGCCGTCGAGGTCCGTGTCACCGGCGTCCGGCTCGGCCCCGGCGCCCCGCTGGACTACGCCGCGCAGATCGCGGCCGCGTTCGCTGCCACCGTCGACGAGCTCGACATCGGTGACGACCTCGAGGCGGTGCCGCTCTACGCGCCGCTCGGGCAGCTGGGGTGGGTGCAGCGTGGGATCATCGAGGTGCGCATCGCCGAGGGGGTGTGGGGCGCGTCCGTGGCGATCGACCACGACGAGGTGGCGACGATGGGTGTGGACGACGTGACGGTGACGCTGGAGGCGTAGCCCCGACCGCCAGCGGCACCGTGGTCCCCGTGGGTACCGTCGCCCCATGACGACCGCCCCCCTCGAAACCTACGCGGCAGACGCCGAGGCTCGCCTACCGTGCCCGTACCAGACGCCCGACATGCTCGCGCTCGCCGCGGCTGGCGGTGAGGCGGTGCAGGTGCTCGAGCACGTCCTCGCCGAGGCCTACCTCGCGGTGGACCTGCGCAACGCCTCCGGCGGGCTCCTCGACCTGTACGCGTCCCGCGTCGGCCTGTCCCGGGGCGGTGTCGGAGACGCCGAGCTGCGCGGCCTCGTGCGCACCTGGTACCGGGTGGGTAGCTCCGCTGGCACCTCGGCCCGCGTCCGTGAGGTCGCGACCGACCTGCTCGGCGCGGACGATGACGAGGTGCGTCTTCTGCAGCACGGCGTCGGAGTCGAGGTGCACTACGACGCGGACGGCATCGACGGCGAGACCGACCCCGCTCGGCGTGCCCGCTTCGTCGAGTGGGTCACCGACACCCTGCCGGTCGACGGCGTCCTCGAGGCCGTCGTGCCCTACACCGCCGAGACGTTCCGGCTCGACTCCGGTCCCGGGCTCGACGTCGGCGTCTTCACCGAGAGCTGGTAGCCATGCCCCGTCCCTCGATCCTGCCCACGTGGGCGACCGACGCCGCTGCGCGCGTGTCCATGCCGACGACCGCGAAGCGGCTGATCGGTTGGGTGTTCGGCGAGACGCCGACGTCCGACATGTTCAACGCGCTGCTCAACCACCTCGGCGAGTGGACCACCTACCTCGACGAGACAGCAACGGACCACGAGACCCGCGTGGCCGGGATCGAGGACGCGGCGATCCTCGAGCTGCCGGCGGACTCGATGTCAGCCGAGCAGAACCGTCCGTACTGGATCACACCCTCGACCGCCGCCCCGGGTGAGCGTCACTCGGGCCGCACGCTGTCGGGCACCTGCCTCGCCGTCGCCAGTGATGGCGTCTACGTGTGGGTGGCCGAGGACGACGACCCGGCCGACGACCCCGGCGGCGAGTGCACCGTACGGCGCTACCTCGCGCGCGACATGTCGCTCGATGCGACGTGGTCTAAGTCGTACACCGCACCCGTCACTCATATCGCGACGTCCGGCGGGGTCGTCTACATCGCGGTCGATTCGACCCTGTACGCCATCGATCGCGACGACGACTCCGTGTCGGCGTCGACAGCCATCGGCGCGACGATCGAGGCCATTGCGCACGACGGGCTCAACCTCTACGTCGCCACGGGCAACACCGTGTCGGCGTACCTGTCGACGACGGCCGCGACCCTCGGCACTGCGCTGTGGACGTACGACCACGGCGCCGCGGTGAACGACCTGGCGACCTTCCCCGGTGGGGTCGCGCTCTCGGGCGATCCGGGCACCAACGATGGCGCCAACGACTTCGGCGTCGCTCTCGTCGACTCGGTGGCCGGTACGCTCATCGCGCGCGGCATCTCCGACGCCACGTACCCCCTCGGCGCGCGCGCCATCGCCTGTGACGGGCGACGCGTCTTCACCCTCGTCGAGTCCGGACGCATCGTCGCCCTCGGCATCT